GTAATCGTTTTGAGCTGCGGTGACGGCGTGATCGATCGCCTGAAATTCTCTACCGTCGAGCTTCATTTTTTTCTCGTTTCGGTTTCGAGAGTCGCGTCGGTTATTTTTAAGAACCCGCACGCCTCGCATTTTTCGAACGTGACGACCGTCTGCTCTTTCACGAGCTTCGCGATCCTGAGAATCACTTCTTTCGTCTCCGTCGATCTCCCGAGCTCCAGATAACTGAGCGCTTTCTGGAGTTCGTTATGGATCATGTGAGCGAGTGACGTCGAGACCTTCATTAAAAAAACCTCCGAGGACGAGAGCCGCGGGTCGTCCTCGTCGGTTTCTAGTTGTAGAACGTTTGCAGGTAGTACGGCGAGAGCGGGTGATTCGACGTGTCGTCGAGGACCTCGCCGTCGAGCGTCCAGTTCCCGTAATCGTCCGCGATCAGTCCGAGCTGTCCGGCCGGATAGAGATTCACTCTCCACGCCTCGAGCCCGAGTTTCTGTCCGTCGGTCGGATCTGGAACGAAGCGGAGTCTCCCCAAGATCTGAGGAAGGACCGCGCCGGCGACTTGGCTCTGGGACCCGACGATCGTTTTATATGTGCAAGTGACGGAGTGAATCGTGTCGGCCGTCGTGTTCGTCGGGAAATAGATGAGCCCCTCGACCGGATCGACGAGGATGTAATCTTCGCCGGCGACGAGCGTGTTCGCGTTGTTCGTGAGAACCGGCGGAGTCACTGTCGGGTCGATGTTTCGATTCACGAGCGCGAAGTATTTTCCCGCTTTCGAAACGCCGGCCGCGGCGAGGACCTCGCTCGTGATCGTCGCGGCTGCGGTCGTGAGGACCGTCGCTCCGCTGGACATACTCGCGATCGCGAGCATATTCGCATTGAACTCGGTCCCGACGATCGAGACCGAGACGGTCCGCTTTTTGAGTCCGCTCGCGATCAGCGACGCGGATTTATTGAGGGACTGAAAAAGGTTCGCGCGCTCGTCTTTGCTCGAGAGCTCTAGCTTCGTACAGTTCCCAAAGGGAAAATATCCGGTGAGGTTTCCGTTCGCGTCGAGCGTGTCGAAAAGAATCGATCCTTTTCCGAGCATCGGGACGTGAGCTAATGGATACTGGATTCCAGGCATAAAAAACTCCTATGTTCTCGAAGTCGGATCGAGGCGACTCGTCCGGTATTTCACGGTCCATTGTGTCGACGCGGCCGCGATGATTGCGTCGCCCTCTTTGCTCATCCACGCGGTTTTTCCTTCGACGACGCCCATTCCGAGCCCGTCGGGGAAAGAGACCGACACAAACTTTTCATTCGCGACCATCGTCTGAGTCCCCCACACGATCAGGGGATCGAGCGCGGCGTCCGGCGATAGTGTCGTCGAACCTTGCGCGCGATACTCGAGATAGATCACGAGCTGTCGCTGGACGAGCGGAGCCTGGAACGTTTGTCCCGCGAGCGGGATCGGCTCGTCGTCCTCGCTGTAAACCAAGATCGCCGGGAGTTGATCGTCCTCGATCGGCCGCGTCCGCATGCGGTGAACCGTCACGCCCGCGGGGACGCCGCTCGCCGCAAGGTTCGCGACGATCGCCGAGAGAATCGTTTCCCGTATGCTGCTCGACACTAGACGCTCCCGAGAACCAGTTTCGTAAAACCCGTGTCGCTCTCTGTGAGCTTTCGCGCGATCGAGTACGTCACGCCGTCGACGATGATCGCCGTCCCGTTCGCGAGAGTCGGGAACGCCGACGTTTGAACCTGGACGGTGTGAACGCCGGAGATCACTTCGCCGCGGCCGTTATTCGTGACGACGACCGTGTCGTTCTCGTCGACAATCCCGCGACCTGGGGTCCCCCCGATCGTGACGGGGGCCCCAAAGTCGAGAGCCATAATCGCCCCGATGTCGGCGTCTCTGTAAACGACGCTCACGCGTGTTTTCTAGTGCCGCCGGTGATTTTCGGTTTGTTCGGAGAGACCTCGCGAGGGCCGGGATCCCCATGAGTCGGAGTTTCGATTCGGACGCCGTACTGCTCGTCCTTCTCGACTTCCCGATCGTCGTCGTTGTCTTCGTCGACAAACTCCGCTTGACCGGTGGAGACGAGCTCGCTCGCTTTGTGACGATCCATTTCGATCGTCGAGCCCTTCTCGGTGTGCTTGCCTTCGATGAGAACGTGTTTCAAGAGTTTGATTCTTGCGCGTTTCGTTTTTGCTGCCACAGTAGAACCTCCGGAGTGAATTTTCGACCCCGACCGCGCGTAAGGGAAAATTGAACCGCGCGGTCGGGTGTCGAGCTCGAGTCGAGCCAATCCCGCCCGATTTACTTCTGGGATTGAGCGACGACGAACGCCTGGGGATATTTCAGGACGACGTCGGTGAGCATGAACGTCGTGAGTTCGATCATCCCCTGTTTCTTGAGACGATACGGATCGAGGACGAGCTCGAATCCGCTTCCCCACATTCCGATCACCATCGTCGAGAACACACCGAGGATCACGGCGTCATTGTTCGAGGTTGATCCGCGAACTCCGGTTTTAGGGACCTGATTCGAGGATGCGGCCTTGTAGCCGGCGACGGTGTCGTTATCCGCCCACACGGGGAGCGCGATCGTGTTCGCGAGCCGCGGCGTGAGTTTGAGGAGTGACTTGATCGCCGGAGCTGTGAGCCACGCGGGAGAGCCGAGTTGATCGGCGTTCACGTCCTCGAGGTCCTCGATCATCTTGATTACGTCGGCGTATGCGATTTCCCCACCGTTGCCGCTATCGGCCGCGACGATGAAGGACTGGACGCCGGTCGTGTTCATGATCCCGACCGGCGAGTTTCCGCCTGTCGGTCCCTGGATCGCGGCGAAGTCGACGGCGAGAGCCATATCACGCGCGAGGTCCTGTCGGACGAGCGTGTCGACGTCGATCACGGCCTGGGCGAGTAACTGTCTCGAGTAACTCGTCGAGGACTGGTAAGTGTGCGGTGAGCTCGCGACCTGTCCGAGCGTGAGGTTTGAATCCGCGACGTCGGATCCGGGATTTTCAGCGACCCATGATCCGGTCGCCTTTCCGGTTTGTTTCGGATAAGCGACGTTGTCTCGGAGACCTGAGATCGTCGTCGCGCCGAGTTCTTTCACGCGCATCGAGTTATATAGAAAGTCGATGAACGCTCCCGGTTCGGTGAACTTGAGCTCGGTTCCTTTGGTCGAGGTCGCGGAGTCGAGTCCCGCGCGCTTCTGGATCGCGTGAACATTCTTGACGCTCCAGGGAACGAAGAGCCCGCCGTGAGTTCCGCCTTTGTGCGATCGCTCGATCGTCTGAGAGATCTCGAGCTCGAGACAGTTCTCGCGCTTGTCTTCGCCCGCTTCGTCGTTCTGAATGAGCGTCATGATCCCGCGCGCGAGGTTATATTCTTTTTGCTCTTTTTCCGTGAGTTCGAGCTGCTCGCGAGTTTCCGCGGCGCCTGGGGTTGTGTTCGGTTTCGCCGATCGGGAAGCGACCTCTTCGAGAACCAGAGCGGAAACGGCGTCGAGCGACCGTCCCTCACTGATCCACGTCGCGACGCGCTCCTGATCGATCCCGTGACGCTTGCCGAGCTTTACGATCTCGCCGGCCGTCTTTCGGGAATCGATTAGAACTTGAGCATGATCCGTATCCGCCATTGCTTTTTCCTCCGTGGTTTGCTCGGCCGATCTTTCAGCCGAGGGGTTGAGAACTTTCACGGGGAAACCGCGCTCCCCCGCTTTCCGGTTGTGCCCGACGGATGGATCCGCCGGGACCGTGACCGAACTCGTTTCGAGCGGCGTCCAGGACGTTGCGCGATAAGTGTCGCCTTCGTCCTTCGAGGACTTCGCGAGCGTGTACTCGTTCACTCCGTAGCCGACCGAAATATATTTCCGGATCCCGTCGACGACGTCGCGCTTCACTTCTTGCGCTTTCGGGTTCCGGGAGAACTGGACGACGCCGCGAAGGACCTTGTCCTTTTTGTCGAGCGTGATGTCGTTCACGACCCCGACGATCGACTTCGAGTCATGTGAGTCGAGAAACGAGAGACCGTTTTTCGCGCGCGAGAGATCGACCGCTTCCGGCGTGTGATCGAGAATTTCCTTCCCGAACCATCGTTGAACAGGGAACTCGGAAGAGATTGAGATCTCGAAGCGATCCTCGTCGGCGCCTTCATTGTCCGGATTGTCGTCGTCCTGGGCGCCCGCGGCCGCGCGAGCTGCTCGAGCCGCGACGAGCTCCGCTTCAGTCGGTTTCGCGCGCTTCGGGAGTTTCTTGAACGTTGCGATCGCAAACTCTCGAGTTTGCATCGGAAGGGTTTCGCCGTCTTTGACGGGGGTCGTGCGTGTTAGCTCTTCTGCCGTGGTCACTGTAAAACCTCCAGATTTTTTTCTGATCCGCTCGCGTCATCGCCCCCGGATCCGCCGGTTCCGTCGCCGTTCCCGCCCCCGGTTCCGTCGTCTTCGGTCGACTGATCGGCCGGAGCTCCGAGAGGTTTCGTCGCGCTCGGAAGCGTGAGATCGATGTCGAGCGTTTCGGCGAGATCCAGTTCCGCGCGGATCTCCTCGAGGACTTCTTCCCAATCCTCGCCCTCTTCGCCGAGGACGCGGGTTCGCGAGGTAAGGTTCGCGCCGATCGAGAGGACCGCGGCCTGTGCATCTTTGAGCGGATCGACCCATTGCCAGCCGCGCGGTTCCCACTTGCCGGCCTTGAACTTTTCCGGATCCCGCGAGTCGAGAACGAGCACGCCGGCCAGGAGAGCAAAGTCGAGGAAATCTTCGAAGACGGGCTCGCAAAGGTTCTCGATCATCCAGGACTGATCGCGCTTCCATTGATCGCGCTCGATCAGGAGTCCGCTTCTCATCGAGGAGTAATTGACGCCGATGAGGTCCGACGCGAGCGCGTTATACGAGACGCCGAGTCCGGTCGCGACCTGTCGCATGATCGTGATTACGAAATTCGGAAACGCGTTCGCGGGGTGATCGGGACTCCACTCTTTGAACGAGAGACCGGGAGGAAGTGTCTCGATCGTTCCGGGAGCTGCCTCGAACGTGAATTTTTTATCGGGGTTCGGTTCTTCATACGCCGCGGCGTCGGTGTACTCGAGCCATCCCATTTTGGCCGCGCCGGTCCGCGCGGCGACGAGCTCCGCCTCGATGTATCCCTCGAGCATGCGGAGCTGCAGCATTACGGGGTGAAACCAGGTAACGCCGCGGGTCTGAGAAACGCGCGCGACGTCGTAAAGATGAATGATCTCCTCTGCGGGGATCCGCTCGCGCAAGAGCGACCCGCCGAGGTCGCTCGGATGACCTGGAGTGATCCAGTACGCGAGCGGTTTTCCCCACTTGTCGACCTCGATCCCGAGTCGGATCTCGTTCCCGTCCTTCGAGGGGGGGACGTTATACAGGTGATCACAGCAATCGGAATCGATGATCTGGAGAGCGTATCGGAACTTATTTCCGCGGAACCCCTTGACCTTCCGGATGAACACTTCGCCGTCGACCGCGGTGTTTTTGAGCGCGAGATCCTGGACGCCTCGGAAGGAAAGACGGCCGTCGACGGTGCAATTTTTCTTTTTCGCCCATTCGCAAAACGCCGCGGAGATCTTATCGTTAATCGGTTTCGCGAGGACGTCTTTGAGTTTCCCCGTTCCTTTGCACGTCTTGCACGGGGGAGGATCCGGAGGAGCGGCCGCGGCCGTTCCGTTCGCCTTCGCTTTCGTACCGTTCGCCGGTACCGGTACCGCCGGCGTCTCGCCGGTCCCCGAACACTTCGGACAAACGGCCGAGCTGTTTCGGACCTGGGGACGATAACCGATCCCTTTGTGTCCGACGACGTTCGCGAGGAGTAGATTGAGGAAGTTTTTCGCGATCGGATTGTTTCGCGAGAGCTCCCGGCCGCGAGCTCGCAAGAGTCGGAGATTCCCTTGAATCTCCTGATCGGCCGAAAGAATCGTCGCGATCCAGTCGAGCGTGAGCCGTGTTCCCGACGCTCCGGAGTAGACCGTCGCGTTCGAGCGCTTCTCGTATCCGATGAACTTGAGCACACGTTGAAAGATCGACGGAGATTTGTTCATCGATCGAGCCCCGTGACGTCGACCCAGGTCGGAGGATAGGTCGGATCCTCGGGTTCATTCGTGAATGCGATGTGGACCGTCGATCCTAATTGTCCGGGGTGCTTGAGCTGGAAGAGCGACGCTTTCAGTCGTCCCCGGATCTGATAGAGCTGTTCGAGCGGGGTTTTCACGATCGCTCGACCTCCGCCCGCTCCGCTCGTGATCTGGTAACTTTGCACGTCCGCGGCGAGCCGTTGCGCGATGACCGCATTGATCGCGTTGAGCTCGTTCTCGATCTGGGAAATAAACGCGCCGGCCGAGGCGACCGATACGTCGGCCTCGACGGTGACCTGGATGTCGTCGTCCCTTGGATCGTCGACCTCGCCGGTCGTCGAGTTCGTCACGCGCTCGGCGCACGTATATCGGCCAGGGGGAAGAGATGCAAACGAGGGAGTCGTGAGAGCTGAAACGTTCGCCGGGATGACGATGTCGAAAGATTGTCCGTCGGGATTGATCGTCGCCGGGACGTCGAGCCGCGTCGTCGGTCCGTTCGCGTGGAAGATGTACGTCCAGCCGGCCGAGGCGAGATAGTCGTCGAATGATCGATGAAACTTGACCGTCGTCCCCGATGCGAAGAGCTTGGGGACTTCGTCGGGGATTGTGAGGGGCATTACTCGGACCCTATCACCTTGTAGGGAAACGATTTAGGCGAGACGCGCCGAAAATGACCTTCGTAACGAAAAAAGCCCCCGGGGTCCGGGGGCGAGGGGTTGAGCGTTTCCGAGTCGAGGTAAGTCGATTATACCGCGACGACTTTCCGCGGCCGTCCTCCGAGCTTCCCGTTCGAGCTCGAGCTCGCGGCCTTCGCTTCCGACTTCGCGAGCCCGCCTTTCCGACCGATCTTCGCGAGGTACTTCGAGATGACCGAGCGTTTCTTTTTCATCGCGCGACCCCGAAGTCGAACCCGACCGGACTGAATCCAGCCGTCACGAAATAC